CGGCGTCAGGAACCCCATCTCAATCAGCGACCGTGCGTCTATTTTATAGACGCACTTTGCAAAGTATGGATCGCGCGCCGTGTCCTCGCCGTTGATCCTGCCGCCGTCATGCTCTCTGAAAATCCATCCTGACCCCAAACGGTAAGGCGTGGCGGTCAGCCCGCAGACGCGCAAGTTCGGGTTCCCGTCCCGCATTTCGGCGATGATATCCCGCACTGTCGGAGTGATCCCGTGCGCCTCGTCCAAGATCACCAGCGCATAGTGGTCCTTGAACCGGCTGACGCGGTTTTTCACGGTCAGCGGTGATCCAAACACCACCGGATGGCGTAACTCCTTTGCACCCGCAGATGCTGAGAACATGCTGGCCTTGTTGCCGGTGGCCAAAAATTTCTCGCGGTTCTGCGTGACCAACTCGGCGCTTGGCGCGAGGCACAGCACGCGCTTTCCCGTCATGCGGTGAATGACCGCCGCAATCTCCGCAATGATGTGCGACTTGCCCGCGCCTGTGGCGGCATCAATGACGAACGGCGCTGTGCTGCGCTTCATCCAATCTAGTGCAGCTTGCGCTGCATCAGCCTGATAAGGGCGGAGGGTCATTTGACCCCCCAATAGCTTGATGGCTTTCCGCGATACGGCTCAAGATCAGCATCTGGGATCAGAGCCTTGACCGCCTTGGCATAGGCAATCGCGCCAGCCTTTTCTGTCTTTGTCAGCTTGCGTCCGGCGAAAACCACGTTCTTCTCTCCAGCAATCTTGACCATGTCGGCCAGCAATTCCTTCTTGCGTTCATCGGCCCGATCCAGCGCCTCACAGATTTGGTCATATTCGGCCATGATGCGGTGCGCCTCGGGCGTGTCGATGATTGGGCGTTTCGGCTCAAGGTGAACATCTGGCGTCTTGCGCTCATCAACATATTCGGCGTGAAATTGGCGCAAATTTGGCAGCGAAAAACCTTGCCACAATTCGTCAACCTCAACCCGCTCCAGCATCGTGCCGTTCGGCGACCACTGATAAAAATCCCACCATTTGCGCCCGGTGACCCAAAGCGAGAACTGGATTTGATCGTAGTAATGCGGCTGCTCCTTCAACGTCTTGAACGCCGGAGCCTCATCTTTCCGCAGGCCAAACGGGCATTTGATCTCAAGCCCGCCATCTTCGCCAATCAAGCCATCTGGGCTGCATCCGGCCCAATGCTCGCGCGTGACAAATCCGATCTGCTCGACATCGTTGCCAGTTTCCATGACGTATTCGGTCAGTGCGCCAGCCTCGTTGCGCGTGCCGTATTCCGTGGCAATGTTGCCCTCAAATTCTTCTGGCGCGCCGTGATACTCGCGCACCATACGGCGCATCACATCGTCGCGCGTGGCATATGGCGCATGACCCAAGATCGCGCCCACGCTTGATGCCGTAATGCGGCCTTTGCGTGCCTCAAACCATTCCTGCGTGCGTTGTTCCATTTCCGGCTCCAATCGGTTAAAAGTTGTTTGCCCAGCGCCGCGCCTCTGAATGCTCAGGGTAATCGGCTCCAACCTTCACGGCGCTGGGCAACCCGCTCATTAGAACGGGATTTCGTCGTCCGTTACCGGCGCGCGATAGCCACCGGCAGAGCCAGCACCAAAGTCATCACGTGGCCCCGATGCCATGCCAGACCCGCCTGACGGCAGAGGCTTGGCTTCGGCAATGTGGATGTCCTTCGACGCCTTCGAGGCCACAGCCGACACCCAGTTGCCGTGCATCATGCCGCCGTTGCGGGTGTCTGGCATCGACCACGTCATGATCGTGCAGACCATCGGCTTGTTGGTCAGCGCCATCACCAGATCGTCAGTCGTCGGGATGCCCGGCTTCGCGGTCAGCTTGCCGCCCGCGTTGGCGTCAATCGCCGCCAGCATCTTGCGTGCTTTGTCGCGCTTGTTCTTGGCAGCCGCCTCGTCCTTCGCGCCGGGGTCTGCGTCAGTGACCCACAGCTTGTGAAACACCTTGCGGTTCTTGTATTCCTCGGGCGCAAGCACCGTCCAGCGCGCCGAGATAAATTCCTCGCCAGACAGCTTGCGGTCCCATTTGATCTCGTCGATCATGGCCAGCACCGACGATCCAGCCGGGATCGGTTCGATGTTGCCCGAAGGCACCTCATAATCAGTGCCGGTGTTTGCGGCGGTTTCGCCGGTGGACAAATCCCAGAAAGACATCATGCTTCCCCTTCGTTGGTGGTTTTGGTTTGTGCAGGTGCAGCGCCGCCCAGAGACGGGATGACGCGGGCCAGAGGGTTCTGGCCGAGGTGGTATTCCAGCGGCTCTGTGATCCCGTAGCGGTTCTTTGAGACGTTGGCAGCCGTGGCATGGACAACCATTTCCAAATCGCCCGTGCTGATCGCCTTCTTGCGGTCGCCATCTTCGCCCTTGGTGTAGGTCACCAAACGAAGGAAGCCCACGACATCAACGTCGTCGGTGTAAGGCGGCTGGGACTTCGGCGGCAGGCGCAGCGTCCAGCGCATGTAATCGTCAACGTCGGGCAGCTTCAGCGTTTCGACATCAGCGTGCGCGACGAACACAACGTGCATCCCGCGCTTTTCATTCGCCAGCCCTGCGCCCTTGCGAACCCGCTGGTGCATCGCCGACACCGCAGCCGTTCCAGCGCCGTATCCGCCAAGGGCTTGGTTGATGCTCTTGGCCTTCGGGTCTTGCGCCAAGACATCCGCCACGAACAACCGCTCCAAAGCTGTCACGCTGTCGATCACCAGCGTCTGATAATCGTGCGGCTCATGGATGATGGCCGTGATCTGTTCCCAAAGGTCGCCAGCCTTTTGCAGCAGCGGGAAAGCGTCCGGGCGATTGCCCGCTGGGATCGCCTGCATCCCATCCTCGGCGCGGATGAAGATCGGCTTCGGAAACGCCGCCGCAAGGCTCGTTTTGCCCCGCCCAGCATCGCCGCAAATAGTCACTATCACAGGCCGATCAACCGGCTTGCGCGCTAACTCCATGATAGACATGGATCGTTCCTTTCATGTTTGGCACCTTGTGCCGTGCGTGGCGGGTCACGCTCCAAATCCCGCTCCTTGACATTATGGGTTGCTTTATGTGATGTCAACATGGCAATGTGCAAAAAAGAGGAGAAACCAAAATGCTGACATTAGACGAGATAAAGCGCCTTCTGGCCGACCGGCGACTAGATATTGTGTCTAGCGCGACCGCTGTGAACCGAAACACGCTGGCGCAAATCCGCGACGGCAAGAATAAAAACCCAACGCTTCGCACCATGCAGCGGCTGTCCGACTATCTTACCGGCGCAGGCGTTCAGTGATGGATTGGGACTTTCCAGCGCCAACTCGGGGCACGCCGCCGGTCGCCAAGGTGCCAGACCCAGAGCCTGAAGTTCAGCGCCCAACAAAGCTGACGCCAGAGTTCATCGTTGAGCAGTGCTTGATTATGTTTCTCGCCTTGGCAAAAGAAGACCCTGAAGCCGTGGCATGGGCCTGCTATGATTGGCTGCACGTCAACGGTGCCGGGCTTCCGCTGGTGTCCCTGATCGACAACGCCGCCCGCGAAGATGCACGCTTTTGGGCTGAAACAGCCCACCCGGGTGAGTTGGAATGCTACGCTTTGGCTGCCATCGACCGGCTGGGTGGCATCAGCAACGGCCACGCCATGTTCGCCTCGCGGCAAATCAAGCGGTTGGCTGGTGCGTTGTTCAAGCGTATGTCGCCCGGCGAGCAGGCGGCGTTTTCAAAGTGGATAAAGGAACAAACTAATGAGCGCGGATGATTTCGCAGACTTTGAAGCAGGCTATAACGGCGCGAAGTTTGGCGCACAGCCCGCGCCTACCTATTCCGACGACTTCAGCGCCGAGGATTTCGCCCCGCCCGCTCCAGAAGCCCCGGAGCGCAACGACCGCTTCCCGCCGCCCTTCCCGCTCGACGGCGTGGACCTTCTCACGCCCCCCGGCTTCGTCGGTGACGTGGCATCATGGATCGACAGCCAGTGCCGCTATCCGCGCCGCCGCTTGGCCGTGGCATCCGCCATCGCAACCATCGGCAACATCGGCGGCCTGCGCCATGAAGATGCCCGCGACGGCGTGACAGCCAACCTTCTCGCCTTCTGCGTTGCTGCATCCGCCACCGGCAAAGAGGCCGTCATGCAGGCCACCACTGACCTGCACATTGCGGCGGGCGTGCATTATGCCCTGCAAGGCGGCATCAAGTCCGAGCAGGAAATCATGCGGAACCTGATTGAGCATCAGGCGGCCTATTACATCATTGACGAGATCGGCATCTTTCTCATCAAGGTTCGCAACGCCCAGCGCCGGGGTGGCGCGGCCTACCTTGAAAGCGTGTTCGGCGCGATCATGTCGGGCTATTCAAAAGCCAACAGCCGCCTCATGCTGAACGGAGACACCAAGCGCGA